GAGCTTCAGTCGCGTAGTTGATCATTCGTCGTTCGGTCCTTTCGTTACGATCTGTTCGCGCGCGCGCGTGCGCGCTCGCAATAAGGGGGATTACTGTTGCTCCTGTTGCGGGGTGTTGCGGGTGTTGCGGGTGTTGCGGTGTTGCGCTACGATATCGCAACATTCTCTCTCTGAGGCGCAACAGGTGCGCAACAGGGTGTTGCGCTGGGGTGTTGCGCTGTTTTCCATCTGCAAGCCCATGATATTCCTTAGCCTTTTCGTTACGCGCAACAGGGCAACAGGCGCAACACGTGTACACGCCCTATGCGCGCGCGCGCGAGGGGAGCGTGTAGCTGCCATCTGGGTTCCTCTCGACCTGGGCGGGAAACGCCTTCAGCATCCGGCCCAGCACGACCCGGATCACGTTGCTTTGCTGGTTGAGCCGTTCGGCGATCTTGACTGGCATCAGCGGCACCGTGCTGCCTTGCAGCAGGTCGTAGATCGCGCGGCGGGTTGCTGCCGTGGGGCTGTCGGGGACCGCCTCGTCGTATTCGCCGGTGACCGACCACAGCGCAGTGTCCGGGTCGAAGTCGACCAGCTTGTCGATCTCCTCGGTGTCGCGCCCACGCCCCGCGAGGCGGATGCCGTGCTTCGTGCGCCCGAGCACGAGCGCGAGGTCGCAGGCTCCTGCGATGCCGGTGGTGCCGCTGATGGTGTCGAGCACGTCCTCGGCGTCGGACTTGCGCACGTGGTGCACGACCACGATCGCGACGCGGTAGCGGATGGCGAGTTCCTGTAACGCCGCGAGTATCCGGTAGTCGTATTGATACGCTTCCTCGTCGCGCCGCTTGGCACCGCGCACTCGGCCGAGCACATCGATGACCACGAGCCGCCGCATGGGATGGTCGGTCAGCCATTGCTCGATGGTATCGAGGCCGCCTTGGTCGAGCGGCGCGAGGCGGCGGCGGAAGGTGAAGGCCGCGGGCCAGCGGACGGTCCCGAGTATCTTCTCGACGCGCGCTTTCATACGGCGCTTGCCATCCTCAAGCCCGCAGTAGAGCACGTCACCTTGTTCGACGAATTGGCCGAGCGCCTCCCTGCCGCGGGCGACGGCGAGCGCGATGTTCAGCATTAGCCAGGACTTGCCGATCTTCGGGCGGCCCGCGAACACCGTCAGGCCCTCGGGCAAGTATTCGGGAACGGTCCAGCGCAGCGGCTCGATGACCTCGTTCTGTAGGTCGGCGAGGCTGATGATGTCGGTGTCGGGTTGGCGGTCGGGAAAAGCTATTTCCGACGCCGCTTCGGCAAGGCGCATCAGTTCCTCGGCGGTGCCGCCCACGGCGAGCCAGTCGCTGACATCGCCCTTTTCGGGCAGTCCCGGCAGCGAGAGCACCTTCACCGAGGCGGCGATGCCGATCAGGTTCCGTGCGATCTCGCCCGCGTGCTTCCGCCCGGGGTCGTCGTTGTCGGGCAGCAGGATGGCGTGGTGACCGCGCAGGTATTCATTCAGGCCGGCGTTCCACTTCCCGGCGCCGCCCGCGTTGGTAGTTGCGATCAGGGAGTCGCTGCGGATGTTGTCCACATCCTTCTCACCTTCGGGGATGAACACGGTGCTGGCGGGCGGAGCCGCGAGCAGTTCCGGCAGGCGGTATGGCGGGCGCTCGGCCGCGGGGATGCCGTCGAGGTTCCATATCCAGCCGCCATTGCCGTCCGGGCGACGCTGGTTAAAACGCGGCTCGCCGCTGGCGAAGCGCACCACTTCGAGCGCAAGCGAACCATCGGCCCGGTGATAGGGATAGATGGCGGCGATCTTGCGCGCGGGCTTCGGCATCGCGCGCTGCGGCGGCGCCTTGGCGGTTGTGCGGCGCTCGGGAAGCGGACACTTACGGACCGCTGCCCACATCTCGATGTAGCCGCCGCCCTCGCCGGTCTCGTAGTCCATCCAGACGTTGCTGCTCAGCTTCACGTCCTTGGAGCCTTTGACGCCGAAGCGGACGTGATCCTGGCGCCGCGATGTCGGCTGCCCCCATCGCTGGCTTGCCAGTTCAACGATGCTCGGCCAGTCCGGATCGGGGACGAAAGCGGCGCCGTTCCCGGCGCTCATGGTCCGCCCCTCCGTCCGGCGGGCGATCGGGCGAGGTTGATCGCTCGGTGGTCGGTTTTGGTTGTCATAGTTGACGTTACCCCTCTGGCGCGTCGCCGCGCGGCCCAGGCAGCCGAAAGGCTGCGCGGCACGGCGCTTGATTGAGCGAAGGGCGGGGGGTATACCGGGGAGCCTGTTCCCGGCGGGTGGTTTCCCCCGCCATGCGTAAGCCGCCCCAGGTTTGCCCCTGGGGCGTTCGCATTTATGGACCCATGATCATCGTCTCCTTGTCCTCGATGGCGCCCGTAGCGGCCCCTGGAACGGGCGTAGCGGGCTTCTGCGCTGATCGGGCACAGTAGCGGCCGCAGATAGGCGCCAGCGGCCACGGAGTGGGCCCGGTTCCAGTCGAGTTCGTCGCCGATCGCGGAGAAACAGGCGATCAGCTCTTCCTCGGGGGTGCCGGCTTCGAGCTCAGCGGCAACCAATGCCTCGACCTCGCGCCGCTTGTGCGGTGCCAGTTTCAGGCGGTCCATGACGTGGCGAAGCTCAGACACTCCGGCCGAATATCCTTCCCTTTGGCGGGGAGGCTCTGCCGGGGGGCTTGCAGCGACGCGATTCGCTATGCTTTAAGCCGGCTCGCAGATACCCCGAGTTACTCAACTAGCCGCCCCCTTGGTTCTCAGCCTTGGGGGCGGAGCCGTTTCTACGGCCCTCTTCCGATTCTGTCACGGTGCTGCTCCGTTCGCCTTGCCGTTCGGCTTCATCCCCGGTGTGAGCTCGGGCAACGCGTCGCCCGCGCCTTCGGCCGCACCGGCCGGCCTTCCGCCGGTCGCCTGCATCACGAGCTCATCCCCGCCGGGCTTGGGCGCAAACCCCTCGATCTCGCGGGCTTCGTTCTGTGTGAGGACACCGGAGCGCACGAGCGCGACACTTGCCGCTGTCCGCTGTGCGAAGTCCCCCCGCAACAGGCCCGACAGATCGAGGTGCAGCGACACGCTATCGTCCTGAATGATGCTGCGCTGAAATTCCGCCTCGATTTTGTTGACGATCGGCAGCAGCGTCTTGCTACCCCACCATTGCATTGCGGTCGCGGTATTAGAAAATGTCGCCTTCGACCAGTCGCCGATCATCGGCGGCGGGCAGTCATAGATGCGGGCGATTTCTTCGACCGAGAACCGCCTCGCTTCGAGCAATTCGTTATCCTCGGCGCTCAAGTTCAGCGGGTTCGCCTTCATTCCTTCTTCGAGCACCATCGCCTTGCGGGCGTTGCCGGGTCCGCCGTGCGTGTCCGCCCATGATTGCGCGATGCGGTCCGCGGCTTCCTTGGACAGTTGTCCAGGATGCTCAAGCGAGATGTTCGGCACCCCCTGGTTTGCCCACATCGAAGCGGCAAACGTTTGCGCGCCTAACGAGGCTTCCAGCACCGCGGGACAGCGCGAAAGTCGCGAGCGGCCCAGAATGCCGGTGTCGCTTCTGTCTCTCAAAAACAAGCAATCGTCAGCGAAAATCCGTCTCGGCACGCCGGTCCCGCCCCACGGCGCGACCAGCCGCATCACATCGAACGCAAGCCGCGCACTCGGCGCTTGCGGGCCCAGGCTTTCATTCGGATCGGCGGGAACCAAAATCGGTTGCGCTTGCCAAAATGGCACGGGCGAAAGCGACGTCACTACGCCGCGGCCGTCATATTGTGGATCGGCGATAGCGTTGCCGAAGAGCAACATTTGTGCGACAAGCCACTCCACGAAATCCGGCCATGACTGCAATTGGTTAGGCGCAGCTAACAGCCGGTTAAGCCAATGTGTCTTGTCCTCGATGCGGCGATCTCCGTCCTGGCGGTAGACGAGCGCGGGCAGCGCGCTGATCGCAGACGAGATTGCCGAGACGCACGCCAGCACGGCGGAGAGGTTTTCCGCGTACGTCGCGCTGCCGTAATATGGCACGATGTAGTTGCCGGCGAGCGGCGGCATCCATGACGACATATCGCGGCGTTCGGTGCCGCGCAGCAACCAGCGGGCAATTCGCTCGCGGATCGCCATCAGGACGGCCTCTCTGGTCGAGTTTGTGGGCGCTCACCGTGCTGTTGTGCCTCTAACCGCGCCAGACGCAGCGACAGGATTTGTGCGATCTCATGCAGGTTGAGCAATTCATCGAGGACAATCCGCAGCAGAGGAGGTTCGGGCCGTTCCGGCTCGATGGGGCGGATGAAACTCATAACGTGCGGGTCCAGAGGCGCAGGCGCGAGGCCACGTATGTCATGCGGGCGGCATGGTGCGAGCGGGCGTCGACCGTCGTGTTCGGATATGCCGGCTGCCACGACACGATACTGATCTCGCGCAAATCAATACCGCGAAGGATGCGCCGGTCGGGCTTCGGCCAGTCCTCCGCCGTGGGCAGGAAGCCGATGCTGCAACCGCCCACGTTGCCGGTGCGCACCAGCTCCAGGAGATCGTTCGCCGCGGTCGTCATCGGCAGATCGAGCGCGAACGTCAGCCCGGCGCCGTCCTCACTGAGCCGCAGACTGCCCGACCGAGTGCGGCCCAAGAGCCGATCCGGCATGTGATCCTGCAGGGCGACGATATCGCTGCCGGCCGCGAGCGAGGCCCGGAACGCGCCGGGCGCAATCTCCTCGGTGAACGAGCCGATGCGCGTCGGCGTATTGAACGGTGCCACGGTGCCGAACAGTTGCCTTCCGTTCGCCCGCAGCTCCGTATTGCCGGTGCGACGTTCCAGCTCGGTCATGAGAGATTGACGTTGCAGACGCTAAAGCTCTCGGGGTGCCGGACGTTCGAGTCGATCGTGCAAGCACCGCGCAGCAACACGTTGCCGCTGCCGCCTTGGGTGTAGGGGTCGATTAACAGGTCCAACTCGGACCACATAACTATTACGAGATCGGACCAATTTCCAAATATCAACGGTGCGGTGTTCGGCGTGCCGACTGTCGTCACCAGCAGGTTGGTCCACATGTTCCGATAGCCTTCGTCGGCGAAGAACAAGAGCGGCAGGCCGAGCGGCCGGCCGTAATTGTCCAGCAGAGACTTGAAAGCCTTGCGCGCATCGGAGTTGCCGACGTAGCCATAGCTGCCGTTCGGGACCAGGGCATTCAGCCCAGACAGCGAGGCCTCTAGATCGACCGACAGCGCGTAGGACGCTGCGGCCGCGGCGATCACCGGCACCGCGGGATTGTGAATGATGCCCAGCGGTTGCGGTGCAACGCCGGTGCCGGCGAGCGCGCCATAGTCGATCTCACGGGCGAGCTGCATCGCCATGTCGTATCGTAACGTAGCCTCAACGTCTGGGGTCGCGTTTTGCAGCATGTCGCGCGTCCACGTTGCGATCACGCCGGCATGGTGCGGCCGGAATTGCACTTGTTCGAACGCGGCGTCGGAAGTCGGGATCGCACTATTTTCGCTGAACCAGCCCGGCGCGGTTGGGGTCTTCAACCGCGGCAAGTTCAGATAGCCGCGCTGATCGCTCATCACGCGGGCGCCAAGGCTTCTAACAACAATGTTCGGACGAAGCGCATCGACGTATTGTTCCGCATCGAGGATGACGGGGATCAGCGAGGACCCGGGACCGGCGACCGGCGTCGTGGTCGAGATAACGCGGGTCTCGATCCCCTTCGCGTTCAACGCCCGTTGCATAGGTCCGTTCAAGCTCAATGCTGCCAATGGCACGGTGACCGAGCCACCGCGGCGCCCGCCCCGCTTGGCAAGTTCCGTTTGAATTTCTCTTTCGCGCCCATCGGCGACGACATCGCCCAGGAACATACTGATCGCACGCGTGATAGAGAACCGCTGACACTCCGCCTCGAATGTGCGGTCGGCGTGATCGAGGACCGGCGTTCCAGCCCGCCGCTGATCCAGTTCGTCGAGCCGCGCCCTGGCCGCAATGCTCAGTTCGAGGGCGTCGAGCAACGCCCTGAGGGCGGCGAATTTCGCGGCGGCATCGTCGTTCAGCGCGCCGCTGTCGTCCACGTTGGCGGGATCGTCCACGATCTGCCTGAGCTCCCGACCAAGTTGCTCGCGTCTCGCCAGCAGTGCCCGCATGTTTCCCAGTGTCGCCATTCTCGTTCCCCTCAAGTGTGCGGCCAGCGCTCGAACAGCCCGCATGGAAAGGGGCCTCGCCCCGCGCCGGCCGCGTTACCCGGGGGGCGATACCCTGCGCGCGGACGGACCGCGGCCCGCGAGGGGTAGCTGCGCTACGCGTGCGAGTAGGTCGCGCGCGCGGCGCGTATGTCTTTGGGATGGCGCGCCCTGATTTTCTGTTCGTTGGGGGCGCGAGGACCGCGCTGGCAGCTAGTCCCTCGTAAGACCGGGGAGGTCCGCCGTCGCGTCACGGCGAATATGTCGAGATCGCGCCAGCGACGCAAGATCGTTGCCGCCCCCCGTGCCGGCCCCCAGAGGCCGCTACAGGCCGGCCAGGCGTTTTCCGCTGGAGAAGGACGGTTCGGGCGCCTGGCGCCGTCTGGCGGCTTCCTGGGGCCCTCCTGGCGCGTCTCACCCGTCCGAAGCGGAAGCTGATCAGTCAAAGGGGGTCTTCGCTAGATAGAGAAGACCCCCTTCCCCCTCAGGGGACCTCGACCTCGCGGATCGCGCCAGCCCAAGCCCCCCAGTCGAGCGTCCCGTCTGGCCGCGTCCGTGGCATCGTCTCCCACAGGAAAGCCCAAACTTCGGCGGGATTCTCGGGATCGAAGTCCCATTCCCCGGTGATCGGGTCGCGGCCGCTCACGCAAGCGGCCAAATGCTCCTTCACCATCTCCTCGTCCCAATCGGTGCAGGGATGCGCGACGAACGCCGGGCGCCGGCGAGGCCCTTTGGTCCGACCGCGGCGCACGCCATCACCACCGCCGGCCTCTTTGGCAATCAGGCGAGTCCAGGGATCATTCATCGTCTGCGTCCTCGACCAGATGCAGATTCCCCGCCAAGGCGGGCAATTGCCGGACCATGCCGCGGCTCTTGGGATCGAGGCCGAAGCGCGACAGCCATCCGCGATAGTTGCCGGCCGCGATCATGTAGGCGCGGAATGCACTGCCGGTCTTCGTCTGCCCCTTGTCGGCGGGCACGGTCGGCCCTTCCTCGATCGCCGCGTCATAGGCGAGATCGACCATGCGCGCGGCGCGGATCAGTTCATTGAACGCGAGCAAGTCCACCGTCGCCATCCGACCGCTCGCCACCATCACCAGCATGTGCCGCTTCCAATGTTCGCGCAGTTCCTTCGGCAGTCCCTTCGGCGGCGGTATCGGCCGGGCAATGCGCGGCGTGCCGATCGACGGCGGCGCCGGTCGCCTGCGCGCGGTGCCGTGCAGCCGCTTCGTCGCGTCACTCAGTCGCGTCGGCATGGTGCGGGACTTTCGGTCATTTCCGTTGTCACTGAAAAACATTAGTTGGGGCGCGATCAACATTCACTCCAGTCCCAGCGATGTTTTTCCGGGGGTAGCTTCGCGGTATTCGATCAGCCGCGCCACGATCATAGCGATCAGCCTACCGCCATCGTGACTACGCAAGAGCGTGCGGAAAGCCTCATTTGGCACAACGAACAGATGGGTAAGGCTGTCATTCGGCGCGATCGTCAAGACCGCCGAAGCGGTGTGATCCGGATCATTCGACGAACACTGCATCGGGGCATTCTCCCATCACTGCGTCCGCCGGATCATTTGCACGGGCGCGTCAACCGCCTCGTTGAACATATCGACGATGGTATCGAGCATGGCCGGGTTGCGCTCGATCACGTCGAGGAACGAGCGGCAGATGTGCGTCGTGTAGAGCCATTCGGCTTCGCGCGGGAAATGGCGTCGCAGCGTGACCAGCGTCGCGGCGGCGCACTGATCGATGGCGCGGACCATGTCGGCTGTCAGTTCAGGCATGTTCGTTCTCCGCTGCCAACGTCATGAACTGATGATTTCGGTCGCGCGTTCAGTCACGGCCGTAACCGCGCGGCGGATCAACGGTGTGCAAGTCGCTTAGATCGAGGCCGCATATCGTCCGCAGCGCGTCGGCGGTCGCGCTCTCAGCCAGCGGCTCGGGCATATTGTCGAGCCAGTCCTGATATCCGCCTTGCAGTTCGATCAGCGTCGCCACGGCATCGATCCAGCGTTGCGCGGCAGGGCGGCGGTCCTTCGGACGGCGGTAGTGCACGACCGGCTTGCCGGTGCGGGGGTGTGCGGCGCGCCATTTGGCCTGGCGCTCGGCGTTGGTCAGGGCCATGCGCCCATTGTACACCGTTACATAACGGCTGTCCACTATCGGCCTCAGGGAGAAACCGTTCGTTTGGCGATGGCGTCTGATGGCGCGTGTCTCAGTGTCGCGTCGACCCGGTTTCACGTATGCCTCGTGCGAGTGCCTCGCCCATGCCGCGCGCTAGCTCGCGAAGCTGACCGGCATAGCTGAAGTGATATCTGTCTCCCAAGTCTTGTATCGTCACGATGAACAGCGGCGCGTCGGGCAGCCTGCGCTTTACCTCGGTCCAGTTCACCCCCAGGAAATCGTCGGTGATGGCACGCTGCATCTGCTGACGGTCGCCGAACAGCGCGATGATTGGCATCGCCTGGGTGATCTCGATCGGCAGCAGTCCATCGGTGCAGCGCGACATGAGCCGATCTGCTTTGTCTTTCTGCTTCGGCCATCGAAGCATATGGAGGCAGCCCACTGCCACGACCGATGCGACTGCCGTGGTCGGGAAGCCGGCCGCAGTCATCATGGCTTCGCGTTCAAGGTCCGGCGCATAGACGAACACCGCATCGGGGGTGAAGCCGGCGCGATATTCGGCGAACCCCTCATCACCAGCAGCACCGGCTGCTTCGCGGCGGCGCTTTGCTTCACCCATGTTCGTTCTCCGCTGCCAACGTCGTTCCATCCAA